CCGAAGCTTTGACTAAGCAGTTTCAAGATGTCCGAATCATCTAACTGAGGATCGCGGGTGATGGGAATCTCTGAAATCACAATTCAAGACTTCAAAGATCACTTCACCCGCGATTTTCCTTACTACAGTGGATCAGGGTGCTCCAAGGAATACGTGACAGATACGGATCTCAATCGCGCATACCTTGAAGCATCTGTGAATTTCAATGAATCTCTTTTTCCCAACCAAGATCAACTCGAAATCGCATATCTTTACCTCGCAGCTCACTTTCTCTGCATTGATATGCAAATGGCTGCACAAGGGCTAAATTCGGTTGGCTACAATCCCGTAACGTCTCGCACAGTGGGTTCGATTTCTGAGAGCTATCAAGTTCCAGAATGGCTATCGAAAGATCCTATCCTATCGGCGTACACGACTACCCGATACGGTCAAAAATACCTCACGATCATTCGTCCGTTGCTCGTCGGTAACGTCACTGTTTACGAGGGAGCAACAACAGCGTGAAAGAAAAAACCGCACAGTACGAAATCGATATTGATATGACAGCATTCAAAAATTTGAAAGACATGATCAATATGAATGCGTATGTCAAAATCGGAGTACTGAGCAATCATAAATCGAAACGTGGATCGTATGGCATAGCACAGATTGCTTCAGTACACGAGTTCGGTGGAAATCCAAGAGTGTCAGATGCCATGAGAAGGTGGTTTTACAACACCTTCAATGTCCGGCTGAGAAAAGATAAGCAAACGATCAACATCCCAGAACGCTCTTTTTTGCGCTTATCCATGACTCAGAAGGCTTCGGCATTCAATGAGTATATAGCCTCGTCGCGAAATGAAATTTTTAAAGCCATCGTCGCTGGGAGATGGCTTCATGTTCTTGGAAGATTCGGCGCTCAGTGGGTTTCGTATGTACTTGAAGCCTTTGATACTCGTGGATGGGGCTTTTGGCCGGCTCTAAGTGGTTTGACGGTTTCGGTTAGACCCAATCCAAAAAAGCTAAATATGCTGGCTCATATGCTTTCTGCACAGCCGTTGCAAAATAGTGGTGATTTAAGACGTGCTATAACTTTCGAGGTAAAGAGAAGTTGAAGCCTTCTTTTCCAAATTTGAGCAATGCTGTGAATGCCTGGGCACAGCCCCTCAAGTTTTTTCTCGTGGGAAAAGATCAACGCGATTTCATGACAGAAGAAGTTTTGTATCCTAAGATCGCTTACGGTGTTCGACAGCCGATGAAGGCTCAACAGTTGATGATGAAGCCAGAAGGGCAGAGAGCTTGGAAATGGGAGACAATCCACTCCCGGCCAGATCTCGTTTTGAACGTAGATGATATCGTGGTGTTCAATGAAGTGCGTTACCGGGTGATGGCTAAAAAAGATTATTCCGAGTATGGCTATCTCGAATACGAAATCATGCAGGATTATCAGACGTAATGTTGACGGTGCAATACATTGCTAAGATCCTTCAAACCCAGCTTGGTTTGGATGATCAGCATATTGTGGTCTACAACCAACGTCATGAGGTGCCTTCAGACGGCAGTCTTTACATTGTTGTCGGAATGATGGGGTTTGTTCCGTTTGGATCTCAAAGATTCATGATCCCGACTGAAGACGGGATGAGAGAAGAAACCTGCCAACAGTTCCAAGAAACCATCACGATCGAAGCTTTTTCTCGCGACACTTCTGCACTTGAAAAGTACGGCAATATCCTAGGGGCTTTGAAATCTACCTATGCTCAACAGCTCCAAGAAGAAGTTGGATTTCATATCGGTGTTATTCCCACCACCATGAATGATACCTCGTTCCTAGAGGGAGCCTCATTACTATATCGTGTTAGTACGACAATTCGGGTTTTGAGAGCTTATGGGCAAAACCGAACGGTCGATTACTACGATAATAATTTTTCACCCGTTGAAGTACTTACCGAGAAAGGGGAAGTCGAATGATAGACATCACTAACGTAGTCAATATCAGCGTATCCGCTCCACCCGCTGGGATTGCACCTTACAACCTCAACAATTTGGCGTGTTTTACAAAAGATGAGCCAGTCAATCCTGATCTCGACGTGTTCACCGTTTACTCGAACCCAACTGATGTTTTGGCCGACTGGGGTTCAGAAAGCAGCGTCTATCAAGCTGCGGTATCGATCTTCTCTCAAGCCCCAAACATCCTGACGGGCGGCGGAAGATTCATCGTGATCGCAATGGTTGGTGATGAGACGTTGGAAGAAGCCCTAGGACGGGTGAAAGATCTCGTGTACTTCGGCGGGTTCAGCTATACCTTCCCGGCTGATGCCGAGGAAGTAACCGATGCAGCGACGGCAGCAAAAGCAATGCGTCGGATGATCTTTGTGATTTCGAGCACTCAATCTGATCTTGAGGATGGTGGGCTTCTTTTCAGCTTCCAAGCTGCGACTCTCACGAATGCTCGCGGTTTGTTCTACTCGGTCGGTGCCGATGCGGCCAAGTATCTGTGGGCATATGCCAGTCGTGGGATGTCAACAAATTTCTCAGGATCAAACACAACTCAAACAATGCATCTGAAGCAACTGTCAGGTATCGAGCCTGATCCTGCGGTTTCGGCAACGGTCTTGATGAGTGCTCAAACCTGTGGCGCGGATGTCTATGTCAATATCGCTGGCCGACCAAGCCTCATGACTGCTGGATCAAACGGGTTCTTCGATGATATCTACAACCTGAATTGGTTTCTTGGCGCTCTTGAAGTGGCTGGCTTCAATGCCTTGGCTCAAGCCGGAACGAAGATTCCACAAACAGAGGAGGGGGTTTCGGTTCTAAAATCTGCGTATCAATCTGTTTGTGAACAGGGATTGTCCAACAGGTTCATCGGTCCTGGCAAGTGGACATCTCCAGACACCTTTGGTGATCCTCAAACTTTTTTGAGAAGCATTTCAGAGAGTGGATACTACATCTACTCCCTTCCCGTTGTGCAACAGTTGACTGCCGACCGGGAACAAAGGAAATGTCCTGTGGCTCAAATCGGAATTAAATATTCCGGCGCTTTGCACTCAAGTGACGTCATAGTCTACGTTAATCGATAGAGAGGGGGAAAAATGGCTGACGCAACGTATAATAGGATCGTTCGGCTCGTCGGGAACGATACGATCAAGATCAATGGTAAAATCCTGAATGACTTCCCTCATGCTGATATTGGGAAGATCACCTTTGCGACAGAACTTGCGACTGTCAAAACGGGAAAAAATCAAAACGCAATCTTCGCTTCGAACGAATCTGGAAATCAAGCCACGCTTGAACTCAAAGTTCTTAGAGGCTCGACCGACGATACCTTTTTGAACAACCTCCTGATTCTTCAAAAATCAGATCTCCCTTCTTTTGTTTTGTTGACCGGGGAGCTGGTAAAAAGGATCGGCAGAGGAAATGGGACACTGGATGGAACATCAATAACCACCCCCTCGGTAATTGACAATGACACCTACATCTTGACCAGCGGGATATTTACGAAGATGCCCGAAGTGACGTCAAATGTCGAAGGTGATGTCGAGCAAGCCGTTACCACCTTCACAATGCAGTTTGCTGTGGCGACGAGGAAAATCGCGTAATGGGTGCTAAGTACACTTTGCCGAGCGGGATAGCGTTTGAGGTGACTCCTCTGCCGTATGAAGACGCCTGGGGAGTCACACAATCCTTTTTTGCAGTAGTTGAGAAACTAAATATCGACTTGCAGGGGTTAGATCTCAGTGCTCTTTCAAGTGTGGATGTTTTGAAATTCAAAGGTCCAATTTGTTCGGTGCTGGCGTCGAATGATTGTTTGAAGGCAGCGAAGACGTGCTTTTCAAGATGCCTCTACAACAATCTAAAAATTGATGCCAGCACTTTTGAATCAAAGCAGGCCCGTGGTGATTTCTTGTTCGCCTGTTTTTATGCTTTGAAGGAAAACATCGCCCCTTTTTTCGAGACGGCTCTTTCATTTTTCGGGACACCGTAATTTCGGATAGTGGGCCGTCTCCAAAAGTCGATATCAAAATGCCTCGGCATCGGTTTACGGTTTGTGAACTTGCAGCTCATGGGTTTGGAAGTCCAGAGGTGCTTATGCAGACAAGAGCCGATCTCATCGCAGATGCATATGAGTATCTCGTATTCAAGACCAAATACGAAGCTCAGTCTCATTTGCTCCGAAAGGATAACGAATGAATATCGGCAGCATGTTTTTAAAGCTCGGTATCAAGCTCGATAATTTTAACGGGTTTACGAAGTTTGAACAGCGAACCAAAGACATCACTGCCGGAATCAAAACAGAAGCCTTGCAGGTCACGCGAGCCGATGCGGCAATGAAGAACCTAGGAACAAGGTTTTCCAGTATTTTGTCACCAATGAATATTGCGAGACTTCAGTTCGTCTTGATCAACAGTGCAGTGATGAAGCTGATGAAATCGACTTCTGATGTAGCTGCCAACCTCACAAAATTCCGAAACGTCACTGGTCTTTCAACTCAAAGATTGCAGGAGTGGGAACAGCAAGCGGCCCTTTCTGGTGTGAGTGGCGAGGAGTTGATGGGTACTATTCAAGGTATCCAGCAAGCTGCCGCTGAAGCTGCCTTGACGGGACATGGTGTAGGACCATGGGCATTTCTTGGTATTGATCCGAAAGACGATCCATTCAAAGTGCTCGATAAACTATCTGTGAAATTCAATCAGATGCGCTCAGCGGCGATGAGAGCAAAATTTGCAAAAGACATTGGCCTTTCAGATACCATGCTCAATTTTTTGATGGAGAAGAAATCACTACCAGATACGAATCGAAATCTGATCTTGAGCGAAAAAGAAATCATCCGTTTGAAGGATTTCAATATCCGGTTCAATTCAATGTGGGACACTGTAAAACGGACGTTTCAAAAGTTTGCTGTTTACATACTGCCGATTGGAGACAGCATTTTGAAAATCCTAAATCGGCTGAGCCTTGCGACCAACACATTCGTCAAAGCATTCGATTATTTTTTGTTTAGGCTCATCGGATCGAAGGCGTTACTTCTCAGTCTTGGGATAGTGTTGGCAGCAATACTGGCCCCTTCACTCCTTGTGATCGGCGGAATAGTCTTAGCTCTCGATGAGATTGCAACGTGGATGCGCGGCGGTGATTCTCTACTTGGTGATATTGTAGGCCCGTTTGAGAATTGGAAAGAAACGATCGATGGGATAGCAGATGGTATCGATCACGTAATGACAAAATCAAAAGAGCTGATCGATTTCTTTTCAAGCAAAGCTGCCAATTGGTTTACCGAAGTGTCGATGCCCGAAGGTGCAGAAAATCCCGATAACATCGGGAGGGGTGTGAAAGCCTTCCAAGCTGCCAAGAAAATGTTTATGGGTCAAGGCCAGTGGGTTCATGATCTACTCGGCGGGAATTGGAAACCAGGCGGCGGCGAAGTTATGACGGCTGTATACAATACGATCAATGTCAATGGTGCAAGAGATCCTGCCGCTGTTGCTGCTGAAGTAGTAACTCAATCCAGTGGATCGGTGAAGAATGCAAATGAGAAACTAGGTCTTACTTATCAATCTCAACCGCAGAGTCCATAAATGGCACTACTCGACACAATGGGAATGATCGCGAACGGACTTCAGTTCACGAGTTCATCTTTGTCGTTAATGTCAGATTTCAAAAATATTTTGCTAACCGCTCCTGGCATTAGTGCATCCCTCACAAACCCCACGATCGGTGGGCTTTTGACGAATATGGTTGGTTTTCCCACTGGTGTCACTCCTTATGGAAAGAGCCCCAACCTAAGTGTCATTACCAATGACCAGATCGATATGAAGGCCCAGATCACCGATCATTACACCGAAGAAAACTTTGCGATTCAAGATCACATTGCTTTTGAACCGGTGAAGTTTACGATCGTCGGTGAGGTTGGGGAATTGACCTACTCACCGTCTCCTTTGGAAAAATATGTGCAAGCGGTGTTCGATCGGCTCGGCGCTCTCGACATTATTCAGCCAAAAATGTGTGTGAAGGCGTATCAGTATTTGAGCGCATACAGTCGGCTTCAAAGTGCGATCAGTAGCACGATGAAGGTGGTAAATGACCTGGCTGGAATGGCAGGGATTGATGGCTGGGGGTTGAACAAACAACAGGAGGCATTCAAGTTCTTCACGGGATTATATTCACAAAGAACATTGTTGCGCGTGGATACTCCCTGGAAGTCCTTTGACAACATGCTGATTGAAAGTCTTTCCTTTGTTCAGGAGGAAGAAACAAAGCATAAGACAAAAATCACAATCGGCTTCAAACAACTGCGAACGATATCCACGCTGACCAATACGGGACCACTGACCGGAAAGATAGCTTCGCAGGCTAAGGATCTTGCTAAAAAAGGTCCGGCACCGGGACAGGCAAAAGACATCAGTGCTGCTAAACAAATTTTTAATGCCATAGGGGCCAAATAGTGTTTTTGATCAGTGAAATTACAAACGAGCCAGCTCAAGAGCACACCTTCAATATTCCAGGCCGTGAACGTGCAGTGTTCACCATAGTTTTTCGCCCGGAACAGTTCGGTTGGTTTTACTCTCTGAACTGGGGCTCATTCGTATTGAATAATTCGCGCATTGTTTTCAGTCAAAACCTATTGCGTCAATTCAAAAACATCATACCTTTTGGTATTGCTGTCACAACCAATAACAAACTTGATCCACTAACGATCGATGCTTTTTCATCTGGTGTCGCTCAACTTTATCTTTTATCAGCCGATGAAGTCGAGGATCTTGAGGAGACTTACTATGGCTGATAAATTCGGACGAATTTTTGAAATCATAGTTGATACGAAGGATGAGGGATCTTTCACTATCACCTCGCCTTACACTGTGGAATTCAATGTCGTTCGAAAAACCCTGGCTTCAGCGAACGAAGCAACAATTACGATCTACAATCTTAATCAAACAAGTCGAAGTTTGATTTTCAAAGATCCGTATACTGTTCGAGATGAAGATCGTCGCGGGATTGTTTTCAGAGCGGGGTATCAAGCTCCAGAATCTTTTGGTTCTAAAGAACCAACTACCGGTGCAAAAACAAAATTGCCTATCGTCTTCGCGGGTGAAGTGCGTCAATGCTATTCAGTTCGCGAAGGTGTCGATATGAAAACTGAACTGTCATGCTATGACGGTGGTGCCGCACTTTCGAACAGCTTTACTTCCAACACTATTCAATCCGGGGAAGATCTAAAAAATCTCATCAAGAGCACAATTGAAGATCTCAAAGGGGTCGAGAAGCTAACGATCGGCAACATTGTCAGCACCACGTCAAAACGAGCCACTGCGCTGTGGGGAAATACCGCTGATTTGATCAAGGAATGCACCAACAATCAATTCTACATCGATTGCCAAAAAGCATATGTCTTAGCAGACAATGAAGTCCTGATGGGTGAGGTGACTGAGATCGGACCAGAAAATGGTCTTCTCGAAACCCCCAAGCGGCACGAGAAAATGCTCGATGTTACGATGATGTTTGAACCGCGAATTCGTCCTTCACAGTTGATCAGTTTAAAAACGGTGACTGCAAAAAATTTCGTAGGACTTTATAAGGTGATCGGTGTGCATCACCAAGGGGTTATTTCAGGGGCGGTGTCGGGAACGTGTACCACCACGGTAACACTCATCGACAGTCACCCCTACGTATTGGTTGAGGGATAGGCATGAGTACTAAAGACAATACCGTAGTGCCAGATCCCCAGGTCGATTACATTCGAGCTGTTCCCTATCCTGAACTGAGAGATGTCTTGGATAAGCACAAGTACAATGTCTTTTCGACTTTGAACTGTGTACAGCTTGGAACAATCGAGAGCTACGACTCTGAGACGAATACCGTTTCAGTGACAATCAATTTTCAGCATAAGATGCCTGACGGCAGAGTATTCAAGTATCCTGTTTTGGCCGATGTCCCAGTGTTCATATATAGCGGCGGATACTCGCACATTGTAATGCCGATCGAAGTCGGTGATACCTGCCTAGTTCTTTTTTGTGATCGAGATATCGACATTTGGCACCACGGGGGTGAAACGGACATACCGAACACCTCTCGAATGCATTCCCTGGCCGATGGGATTGCACTGGTAGGAATTCGACCGAGAAACAATCCGCACGATGTTACTAAAGATGTTTTGGAGATCACCTCTGATAAGCAGATCCAGGCCACTGGATTTGACGGTGTTGTGATTAGCCGAGGGGCAAGCCACAATAAAGTTAGGGTATACCCGACTGAAACCCTGATCGAGGGTGCAGAGACAAAAATCAAAATTCGAAACACAGCGGAAAATATGTTTACCCTTTTGAATGATCTGATTAACCTGATCGAAAATCTAGTTGTCGATCCAACTCAGGGGTATAAAACAAATGCAGCTACAGTGGTGTTGCTGGAAGTTATAAAAACCAGATTGGCACTCTTAATGGAGGCATAGTGATTTTTCGAGGACTAGATTTGCAAGGTGATTGGACTTTCGGCAGGGGCCGGCAGAACTACCTGACTGAAAACAATGCCATTGCTAAAAACATCGAAACAAAGCTCAAGGAGTTTTATTCGGAATGTTTTTTCGCGCCGACAGATGGCATTGCGTGGTTTAATCTCCTGGGAGCAAAAGATTCTACTCCGCTTTTAGTCGCTTTAAGAACGGCGATTTTGAGTGCATATGGGGTTGTTAGGATCGTGGATGTAACTTTTTCGATCGACCAAAATCGCAAATTGAGTATAACCTATATCATTGACACGATATACAGCACGGGCATTATCGGGGGCATTACGGTATGAGCGACAATTACGTTACCGGTGATGGGCTTACCCTTCAGTCTCGAACTGAGATTGTCGAGCAATTGAAAGCTCAATTGCAAGCAATATACGGGGAAGACATCAACCTTGATTCGAACTCCCCCGATGGGCAAGCGGTTGAAATTTACGCGCAAGCGAAAATAGATCTCCTTGATTGCATGGCTCAGATCTACAATTCATTTTCACCTGAAACCGCAACGGGCAGGCTTCTCGACATGCGGTGTGCGATAAATGGTGTGATTCGAAAAGGCCCTACGTACACAGTCACCAATATCACTGTTACGACCAATAAAGTCGTGACTCTCAGTGGTCTTGACACTGCACCGACCAACCCCTACACGGTAGCAGATACCGCAGCAAATAGGTTTTACCTGCAAGAAACCGCTGTGCTCGCAATCGGAGCAAATGTCTTGTCTTTCCAAGCGGCGGAATCGGGATTGGTTGAAACAACGATCGGAACGATAACCTCTCCCATCACGATCGTCCTTGGTGTCGTATCGGTCAATAATCCCACGTCTGCTATCACAATTGGCCGTGATGAAGAAACAGATGCAGAGCTTCGTTTTAGGAGACAAGAATCAGTTTCATTACCCTCGCAAGGTTGGATCGATGCAATCATTGCCGCGATCAAGAGCCTGGATAATGTGACCGATGCGGTAGTCTATGAAAACATTACCGGCACAACAGATATACATGGGGTGCCTGGGCATTCAATGTGGGCAATTGTAGCTAATGGGGCGGATGCAGACATTGCAGAGGTGATATACCGGAAGCGAAATGCTGGGTGTGGAATGAAGGGAACTGAGGAAGTTACGATCACACAAGTTGATGGTAACCCCTTCACAGTGAAATTTGACCGCCCGATTCCCCAGGATCTTTACATCACGGTAAACGTGGAATCGATGATTGAGGGACACGTAATAGATGAAGCGTATTTGAGGCAAGAGCTTCAAACTCGATTGTCATATGGCATCTACCAACCGGCAGATCTTTCTCATGTCAGTTCTTTGATCATACAGCTTGATCCTCTCGCAGTGGTGTCAAGCGGAGGGGTGAGCGGAGATAACGTCACGTTCACAGGGTATGTTTACCCAGATGACATTCAATCGAAGTTTACATTGGACGTTAACCATATTGTGGTGAATGTGCTCTAATGGATATAACGAGTACACTTGAATACTACGAAGACCTGCTACTCTACCAGTATGTAGATAAGCCGAAGGCAAGAGCTACAATCGGTGTTCTTGCTCAAGCTGCGCTCTGTGATCTAGTCGCAATCGACATAGGTGAAGCGTTCGACATTGAAACGGCTGAAGGTGTTCAGCTCGATGTTTTAGGCGAGTATATTGGCCGTCCACGCGCAATTGTTACCGAGTTGACGTGGGACTTTTTCAGAATGGTCGATTACACCGCTCCGGTTGATGATACGACAGGTTTCACCGATTACACCGATGTTGCCATCAATGTTGGATCTGTTTTTTATCGGTACTACATGGTCGGCCAAGCCAACAACGTGATGAACGACGATGAGTATCGATACATGCTCAAATTCAAAGCTGCTTTGAATAGCATCGATCACACATTATATTCCATTGTCGGAGTTTTTTGGGATTTCTTCGGCGACAGTATTCGAGTAGTTGATAATGCAGATATGACGATGGAATATCACGTTAGTCCGACTGCAAATCAATTTGCCCAGCTTGCAATCTCACAGGGGATGCTGCCAAAACCGGTTGGGGTAGCGATCACAGTCATTGAGGATTAGAGGGAACGATGCCTAAGATTACGAGAAAAGATCAAAAGATTTTTGGTGGGGGTCTGGTAGCGCAGAACAATATCGCGCAGTTTGGATCTCTCAAAGCAAATAATATTCAATACGATCTTGATCCCGACGTGATCCAAGGGCTGTCTGCATTCTTGAACGGGTGGGGTGCGGCGGTTGTGTCGAATCAAGCTCCTGCGCTTCAAGACATGAACGCTTTGTTCTATTTGATCACTCGACAGCTCGCCTATTTGGTGCAGACAGGCGTGCCTGAGTGGAATGCGACGACGACTTACTATATTGGATCAGTTGTTCAAGATGGCAGTGGTAATACCTATCGGTCATTGACGGATACCAATCTCAACCATGCTCTCACTGATTCATCGTATTGGTCCATGTCTGGCGGTCAAATTCCTATCGGCAGTGTTGTTCCCATTGTGACCGGCAATACCGGAGCGTGGGGACCTCCCGCTACTGGGATAATCAAAGATGGATACATGCTGTGCAATGGTGCGGCGATACCGGGAACGGCAGTACTGAAAGGAAATACTCCGGTACTGAACGATGATCGATTTTTGAGAGGGTCAACTGGATCAGTTGGGGGAACAGGAGGATCGAATACAATAGCAGCAACCGCATCTCAATCGGTTTCATCGGGAAGTATTCCCGATCACTATCATAATTTAGATAATAACGGTGGTGCCAATGCGACATGGTTAGAGCATTCTGCCCTTAATTGGGGTTTTGCATCTCAATATAGTGGGTCTAACGTCACATTCCATCCCGCTCCTGCTGGACCGACTAGCACTTTCTGCCCCTATTTCTTTGGTAGCATGTATTTTCCCCATGGGGACCCCGGTGATCCCGGAATACCTTTTAGTGCAAACACTATTGGTCTTGTTGGGCGTACTGCTAATATGACATCAACGGTATCATTTAGTTTCGCGCATACTCACGGATTTTCCACTGACAGTAATCTCCCTAAATATCTCAATTGCATTTACGTCATAAGGGTCCAGTAACATGAAATTCAAATTCAAATACCGTCGTCGTTTTTTCTGGAAGACCTTCACAGTATCCGGTCACCGCTATGACGAAAATCAAAACAAGATGGTTCTGTATTTTGAAAACGGATCGGTTCGGGAAATCAAAGATTGGAGAAACTGTGAAGTCAAACTTGGTATTGACTGGGCACTCGAAACCAAAAAGCAAATGGAAAAAGAATCGGGAGTTGAAATCAAATGAGTGGACGATTTGACTTCATCGATACCACGAGAGCAAGGCAGGCTTGCGAGCAAGGATCTACTTTTCATAAGCAGCTTACGTACAAAAACACCTGCGATGAAACGCCGATTAGTCTTGAAGGCTATGAAGCCAAGATGCAAATTCGAACGGATAGTGAATCTGAAGATGTCGTTTTTGAGCTTTCAACTGCGAATGGAAAAATCACGATCGAAGAAAACAATCTTTACCTAACGATCACAAGCGATGAGACTGCGACCATTCCCGCAGGTCGATATGTGTATGACCTAAAGATTTGGACGACAGGTGCAGCAATGCGGTTTCTTGAAGGCTTCTTTGATGTAAAGACCGACGTAACTAAGTAGGGAATCATATGTCATCGATTGTCATTACTGATCAAGGTTTGCCGGGAAGAACTGGCGTAACTGGACCTACTGGTGCGGGTGAAACTGGTGCGACTGGGGTAACAGGAGCACAGGGAATAAAAGGTGAAACCGGATCAACTGGTGCAGTGGGACCTACGGGTGCGGGTGAAACTGGAGCACAGGGAATAGCGGGACAGACCGGGCAGACAGGACAGACTGGGGTTAAAGGTGAAACAGGACCACAGGGGAACACTGGAGTTGGTTTAGTTGGCCCCACTGGACCAACAAGTGTGACGGGGAGCACTGGACCAACCGGACGTCCCGGCCAACTCGTCGGAGCTATTTACTATCTTCGAGATCTCGATTCTGACGTTGAAGGTTATGAAATTATCTCGCGGGTTGTCGGCCAATTGCCAGAAGTCGAAGAAACGGTAACCGTTAATCTGGCCAGTGGCGAAGTACTTATTGACAGCTATGTTACTGAAATCGGTGATCCCGGTTTAGCAGTTTGGCAAGGTGGTATTTGGGAAGTTGATGGTTGGTTTGATACTGACAGTAATGATGGGAATACCTACATTGTAGCTCGTTTCTATCGAAGGCACACCAATGGTGATGAGCATCAGCTTTTCAGCATTACAAGCCTTCCACTCGAAGGCCCGCTTCCAATTCAATATTTCTTCCAAGTGGTCGAGCCTGATTTTTCCGTCAACGAAACAGATCGTCTCGTAGTGAAGCTTTTTGCAGTTACCGATAACCCGACCAATATAAACGTCACGATGTACCACGAGGGTAATCTGCACTACACAAACGTCCGAACTCCACTCGTAGCAATTGGTCCGGTTGGACCCACTGGGGCTGATGGAAATACCGGTGCAACGGGTGGAACAGGCGGGACTGGTGGAACGGGTAACACCGGATCAATCGGCGTGACTGGCGGAATCGGCAATACTGGTAACACCGGATCTGTTGGTGGAACTGGCGCGACCGGTAACACCGGATTGGTTGGCCCGACTGGATCAATTGGAGTAACAGGTTCAATAGGTGGGACAGGCGTGACTGGTGGAACTGGCGCGACTGGTAACACAGGATCAATCGGCGTGACTGGTGGAACTGGCGCGACCGGTAATACTGGATCGGTCGGGCCAACTGGCACGACAGGTGGAACTGGCGCGACTGGGAATACCGGGAACACCGGGAACACCGGGAACACCGGAACTTTCATAACTGGATATCAACTACTCACTGCGGGAACTTCTTACACAACACCAGCCAATATCTCAGCATCAACTCTTTTCCGTTTCACTTTAGTTGGCGGCGGGGGTGGTGGTGCAGGTGGAGCGAACACCAATAACATCCACAACGCAGGTGGAGGGTCTGGTGGAGCTGGATACCTCTACATTACCGGTTTGGCACCAAACACTGCGTACACGATCGCGATAGGAACTGCGGGAACTGGCGGGACGCTGGGCGGCGGGAACGGTGGGAACGGTGGAAATGCCACATTAACTATTGCTGGTACAACCTATGCTGCCAACGGTGGTATCGGAGCTGTTGCGGGGGCCAGTCAAAGCGGTGGATCGGGTGGAACAACCTCTAACCTGACTGTCAGCATACCCGGTCAAAACGGTGGTGGTGTTGGAACGTCAAGTAGTACTGCTGTAGCGGGAACTGGTGGAAGTAGTTTTCTGGGAGCTGGCGGAATCGGTAATTCAAACGCGGGTACGACAGGCGTTAATGGATCTGGATATGGTTCAGGTGGTGGTGGAGCTGGTCAAAACGCAGCGGGTGGTAACGGTGCAGCGGGTTGTATTATTGTTGAATATTGGGGCTGATAAATGCCGATCCTTGAAATCATCGACTCACCTGAAATCTCGAAAGAGAACACAACTATTGTTGTGATTGACGCAGGTATTCCCGGCCCTCGCGGAATGACTGGCGCGGGAGCTGGTGATAAAGGTGATACCGGAAATACCGGGCCAACCGGATCGGGAGTGACCGGGCCAACTGGATCGCGGGGACCTCGTGGTGTAGCTGGCTATGATGGAAGTACGGGAGCTACCGGAAATACCGGGAGCACTGGAATTGGTGTAACGGGGGCAAAAGGATCGAAGGGTGATACTGGCGAAACCGGTGCGACTGGGGAAAAGGGAAGCACTGGATCAACTGGAATAGGAATAACGGGAGCAACAGGAGCAACAGGAGCTACTGGTATCGGAATCACCGGAGCTACTGGGACAGTGGGGAGTACAGGATCGACAGGGATTACTGATAACACCGGGGCGGGAGTTACCGGTGCCACAGGTAGGACCGGTGTAACTGGGAGCACCGGTCCTACCGGTTCGATCGGGCCAACAGGCGAGCGTGGCGAAGCTGGTGAAAACGGCACGACAGGATCAACTGGACCCACTGGACGATCGGGACCAACCGGATCAACCGG